CGGCTGGCAGGCAAAGGCCCGACACGCGAGGTAGAGGCTGTGGGCCGGGATCGGCTTCGCACCCTCCTCCCAGGCCCGGATGTCCTGAGGGGTCGCCAAGACCTTCGTCGCGAGGTCGTAGACCGTCAGCTTCCGGTGCTCGCGGATCCATTGGAACCGGGCCGCGAACACGTCGTTCAAGACCTGAGCATCGCGCTCCTGGAAACGCCGCTCCTTGCGCTTGGAGACCATGAGGGGTATACGCTAGGGGTTGTGGTGAAGAAGAAGACACCCACTAGGGGTGGTGTAGAGCCGGACCTCTCAGCCCTATCGACCGGCGAGGAACTGCCGTCGAAGCGCGAACTGTCGCGGGCTCTGCGCTCGATCCTAGCCGCCAACGGCGGAAAAGAGGCCATCGCCCTCGCCGCCGCCCTCGTCGGCATCGCCAAGGATCCCGACAATCCCAGGTGCGTCAGCGCCGCTCAGATCATCCTCGACCGCGTGGACGGCCCCCTGGACCGCAAGATCGAGCACACAGGCACGGTATCCAGGCTCGTCATCCACGGCATCGCTGAGGTCTCCCAGGGGCCCCAGGTGACGATCGAGGCCGAGGCCAAGCACGTCGAGATCCCCGTCCGTGAGCCGACCGCCCGAGAGCTGCTCAGGATGGATCGCGAGAACCTCACCGAACGATACCGAGAACCACTCGACACCATGGGCGTCCAGAAAAGGGCGATGAAGTAGATGGTCAACGTCCTGTTCGTTCTGATCGATGATGTTGGGAAAGAGGTCTTCCAGACCTGGGGCATGGGTGGGACTGGGACGTACGGGTATCCAAGTACCCCGACCGTCGATGCCCTCTGCGAGGGCGGCACCGTCCAAGGCGTCTCCTACCCCGGTGGCGTCCGCTTCGACCGCCACTACGTCGAGCAACTCTGCTCCCCCACGCGCGCCGCCTACCTGACCGGGCGCTACCCGTTCAGGACCGGCATCGGCGACATCATCCGTCAGCCAGCCGGGGAGGACGAAGACGCCACTACCCAGAAGCCTCTACCCAACTCCGAGTACACGATCGCGAGGCTGCTCAAGGACCATGGCTACGCCACGGCCTGCTTCGGCAAGTGGCACCTTGGGAACGTCCTGAACGGCGGTCGCCGCTCGCCCTGGAGAGCCGGATTCGATCACTACGTCGGCAACCTGTTCAATCTCCAGAACGCCACGCAGCTCACGATCGGTGGCACCGCGTTCAGGGAAGGCTTCTTCTCGTGGAACGGCTGGAGCCAGGACGAAAACAGGAAGTGCCGCGCCTACCACACGACCTACGTCGTCGATGAGGCGATCCGCTGGGCGCGTGACCACAAGGCGGATGACTGGTTCATCTACCTGCCCTTCTACGCCTGCCACGACGCCTACACGAACAACGCGACGCAGAGCCCGGTCAAGAAGAACTCCCCGCCCACGGATCTCTATGACACGGGGACGTGGACCACGGCAGCGGATGTCACGCAGACCACGACGCAGCAAACAATGCACGCCTACCGGGCCTGCATCGAGGCGACCGACAAAGAACTGGGTCGGCTTATCGCGGCCCTGTACGCGCTGGATGACGACTTCTGGAACAACACCATCGTCATCTTCTCCAGCGACAATGGATCCGCCGCTGGAACGGGCGGCACGCTCCAGAACGAAGTGCATCCCAGCCTCGGGGCCTACCCCGCGAACCACGGCAAGGACTCCCCCTACGATCCCGGCATCTGGAGCCCACTTGTCATCGCGGGCGCTGGTGTCGTCTCCCCGAACCGCAGCTACTCCAAGCTGACCTCGTGCGTTGACATCCTCCCGACGGTCGCGGCCATGCTTGGATTCGCGGTGCCCGACGAAATCAACGGGGTCGATCTCACCGTCGATGGGGTCAGCTTGGAGCCTGTGCTCGATAACACAGCACCCTCCACAGCCGTCCGGCCATTTGTCTACAGCGAGTGGTTCCAGCCCAACGGTGAGCGCGTTGGCCTCGGAGATGAAGGCAAGACCGCGTACGAGTGGGCCATCATCGGCGGGGACGTTGCCGCCGGAGGGACCGAGGGGGCGGGTCGCTACAAGATCATGCTCAACGGAGCGTCCTCGACTTTGGAGTTCTACGACCTGATCCCGTCAGGGACGTACGACCCGATGGAAGCGACGAACCTCACTCCGGCTGGAGATACGTCTTCGCTGACGGCGACCCAGCTTGCTGCCTACAACGCGCTCTACCAGTCCCGCCAGACACTCGTGACGACCTGATGGCCCTCACACCCCCTGGCCCAGTTCTCAAATACCCAGCAGGAGGTCCGATCGTGGGCATTGTCTATGGAGAGTTCGACGAAGGCGCAGACATCTACAACGTCAGCCAAGCGCAGACGCCGAACCAAGCGTACCCGCTTAGCGGTGGGGCTTCCGACGCAGCCATCACCAGCGTCACGCTAAGCATCTACGACCTGCAATCGAGCGACCCATCGACAGCGATCTACACCTCGGGGTCTCTGACCGTTTCGACGGTGTTCAAGGCCGCCCTGACCCTGGACGGGTACTGGTCTGACGACACGACCGGGTACAACCTCTTCAACCGCGTCGTGGCCAGCACGTTTGAGGCGGTCGGAGGGCACACGTACCGCTTCGAGTACAAGGTCGTGACCCCCAACTTCGGCGACCTCTTCTACAAGTTCGAGAAGTTCTGCCGTCCCACGATCCGCGCATGACGAAGACAGCGGACAAACAGATCGAGATCCGGGGAGAGCCATATGTTCTCTTCAAGGAACTCCTGTCGTCCAAGCCTCCGCGTAAGGTGCTGGAAGTCCTGATCGAAGGGCCTGCCGGAACCGGCAAGAGCTTCGCCATCGGGGTCATCCTCTACGCCTTGATGGAGACCTACCCAGGGATCCGCATCCTCGTCGTCCGCAAGACCAGGACTAGCTTGACCGAGGCGTTCTTGAAGACGTGGGAGGAGAACGTCCTCCCCGAGGGCGACCCGATGCTTGTCGGCCCAGCCAGGAAGCAGCGCCTCAGCTACGAGCATGACAATGGCTCGCGCATGGTGATCGGCGGTCTCGACAATGCGAGCCGCCTCTACTCGACCGACTACGACGTGGTGTACGTCCAGGAAGCGTTCGAGATCAGCGAGGACGAGTGGCAGCAGTTCCGCCGCGCCTTGCGCAACTGGGGCCACAAGGGCCTCAACTTCCAGCTACTCCTCGCGGACACGAACCCCGACGCTCCCGGCCATTGGTTGAACCAGCGGTGCTTGAACGGCGTCACGCGCCGCATCAGGACCAAGCACGAGAACAACCCCTCCCTGTACGACGCTGCGGCGGGTGAGTGGAAGCCCGAGGGCAAGGCGTACATCGAGTCGCTCGATCAACTCACGGGTGTCCGCAAGCGTCGCCTGCGCTTCGGTGAGTGGTGCGCTGCCGAGGGGCTCGTGTGGGAGAACTTCGATCGCAACGTCCACGTCGTCCCGGCTCCGACCGACTACCGCCAGTTCAAGTGGTTCATCGCTGGCATGGACTGGGGCTACACAGACCCCGGCACCATCGAGGTCTTCGGGGTCGATCACGATCGACGGATCTTCCTGCTCGAAGAGTACTACTACGTCCAGCGCCCGATCGAGTGGTGGGCTGAACGCATCACCTCGGTCGCGCGAGACCTGAGAGATCGAGACAAGCGCGATGAGACTGATCCAAACAACCAGGGCCTTATGGTCGTGGTATGCGACCCTTCTCGCCCGGATGCGATCCAACTCTGCAACGATTATCTGTCTCGTGAGGGCTTTCCACGGATAGTCCGGCCTGCGGACAACACGCGCACGACAACGGGGCGCGGCGACCTCGCGGGCCTTGACCTCGTTCGTAGCGGCTTCTCGATCCCGGCTGACGGTGTGCCTCGCATCCGTCTCTCCAGCACTTGCTTGAAGACGGGTCGAGACGAGGGACTCGCCTCGAAGCGCAAGCCGTGCAGCATCATCGAAGAACTGCCTGAGTACACGTTCTTGAAGCGTGACGACGGGCGACCGACGCGCGACTACACAGACCCGAAGGCTGCGGATCACGGCTGTGACCCCCTTCGTTATGTTTGTAACTATGTCTGGCGTCACGACCACTCGTTTGAGCCAGCCGTAGAGCGGTTCAAGCCTAACACCTACGCAGCGATGCTCGGGTTTGAAGAGACGTTCGAGAAGGACGACTGGATCGAAGGGGTTGACTACTAATGGAACTGACCGCAAAGAGCCTGCTCCACGAGCTGTGCGTCTTCAACGAAGTCCACAAGCCGTTCCTCAAGAACTACGACGACCTCAGGATGCGGTTCGGTGGGCCGTACTACCCCAAAGCGCAGGACTCCTATGACCCGGAGAACCACGCCTACGAGTGGTGCACCAACATCATCCCGCAGCTCATCTACTCGAACCCCAGGTGGAAGATCCGCTCGCGGCGCGGGGGCCACTACGCGCTGAACGCGCGGGCCATCGAGAACGCGATGAACCGCCTGACGTGCGAGAACGACCTCGAAGGTCTGCTCGCCGAGGGGCCGGTCCTCGACATGCAGTTTGGCTACGGCGTGATCCTCACCACGCAGGAGGCGACCTTGTATGGCGGCATCCCGTACGAAGAGGACGAGGAGGGCGACGAGGGTGAAGGCTCGGGCGAGGAGAAGCAGCAGAAGCCCTACGCTCCGAAGTCGGTGCGGGTCTCGCCCAAGGACCATGCGTGGGATGTCGCGTCGTGCGACTACGACCTCTCGCGTTGGAAGGCGCACCGCATCATCGTCAGCAAGAAGGCGTTGCTCGAACGCGCGAAGGCCCGCAAGGACGAGGGCTGGAACATCAAGCTGATCGAGTCGCTCACGCCGAACGAGTCGGACATGGCCGAGTCCGATCAGAAGAAACGGCGCGACTTGAACCGCGACGAACTCGCCTACTGGTGCGTGTGGGTTCCTGAGTGGCAGCAGGACGGCTACGAACGCTCGGACGGCTACAACGGGACGCTGGTCGAGATCATCGAGACCACGGACGGCGGGGCCGAGAAGATGGGCGAGACGTACGGCTGGTTGCGCAAGCCGCGTCCCTACTACGGCCCGCGCTGGGGCCCGTACGTGCTGTTCGCCGCGCACAAGGTCTCGGATGAGTCCTTCCCGCTGGCTCCGCTTGTCGCGGTCGATGCTCAGGTCCGCACGCTCAACGCGCAGGCCCGCTCGATCATCGACTCCTCGATGCGCTTCAAGCGCATGGTGATCTTGGACGAACTGAACACCCCGCGAGCCTCGGGGAAGGGCAGCTACTCGGCGGGCAAGAAGCTCGCGCAGATCATGGCGAAGGGCGAGCACCTCGGCGTCTACACCGTCGCGGGCTTTGACCAATCGAAGGCCAAGGAGGTCACGGCGGGCGGCATCAGCCGCGAGCAGCTCGAAGCCTTCCAGGTGGACCGCGACCGCCTCGATCGCGTGTCGGGCCTGTTCGAGGCCATGCGTGGGAACACGCAGTCGGGTGAGACCGCGACCGCGAACGTGATCGCGAACGAGGCCGCGAGCCGTCGCGTCGCCATGCTCAAGCGGTCGGTGACGAAGGCGGTCTTGCGCCTCGGCCAGACCTGGGGCTGGTATCTGCACAACGACAACCGCGTTCAGGTGCTCATGGGGGCCGACCCCCAGGGCGTCGAGGTGTGGTTCGAGGGTGGGCCGATGGACGAGAACGACTCGTTCGACCTGTACGAGTACGACATCGACCCCTACTCGATGGAGCGCCCCTCCGAGTCCCTCATGCAGCGCCAGTCAGCCTTCCTGGTTGGGGCTCTGCCGGGACTTCTCCAGGCCCTCGGCATGATGCCCTACGTGAACGCCCCCGCCTTCCTAAGCAAGCTAGGAGAGTCTGTGAACATCCCCGACCTCCCCAGCCTGATCGACCCCAAGATCCTGGCCGCGTTCCAGGGGGTCCAGATGCAGGCGATGATGCCCGAGACCCAGGGCGTCGAGCAGAAGCCGCAGGGGCCGCAGCTAGCCCCCAAGCCCGGTGGCGGCCCCCAGAACGGGGGCGTCAAGCAGCCGGGGTTCCAGATGGGCGGGCAGACCCGTGGGCAGGGGACGGTCCAAACCGCGTCTAGGCCCTTGACCCCAACTACCCGTAGTGGTAACACCTGAGACACCCACTAGGGGTTGTATGCCGATCTACCAGTTCGAGACACCCGAGGGCCAGATCGTCGAGGAGTTCCTTCCGATGGCGGAAGCCCC